TGACCTTCTCTTCGAGTCCGCCTATCTTGATACGGCCGACTTCGGCCATTCTTGCTTGTAATACTCTTTCTGAAATCATGTGCTTCCTCCTGGGTTGTTTTTGGGTTGGCGGCCGGGCCTCGTTTCGCTGATCAGGCGTGAGCCTCCCGGCCGCGTTGGTGACTATTGGAAAATCAGATTCAGCTGGGCGCGATTGCTGTTGATGTATTCGATTGCTTCGTGCTCGACGCCCTCGATGATCGCGAACTCTGCCGGGCTGATGGCGTCGGCATTGATCTCTGGTGTCTTGATGTCGATCGCGCCGTGATGCGGCGGCTTGACGTCTTTAAGCCCGACGATCTGGAAAGTACAGATGCCCTCTTCGTCATGACACAAATTGTCGATTTTGGCGACCTGCACATAGCGCTTTTCGAATTCTTCTGGCTGCAGCGCAAGGCAGTGAAAGAGACTACCAAGCGCCATGCTGTCAGACTCTTTCGGGTTGTCGAGGTTCAGTTTGTAATGTGCCGGGCTGCGTCTGAATTCCTTCAGGCTGCTGGCGCTGCACCGGTCTTTGATGCTGTGATATTCCGCATCGGTCATCTGTTGAATTTGCACTGTGCTTTTCCTCCTGATTTTTCAAGGCCAGCTCCCAGATCGCCAGAGAGCCAGCTTATAACCCACCCAGCGCTCGAATAAGAGCATCTAGTTTTGCGTTTACTGCCTGCAGGTCTGTATTAGTCGGCTGTGTTGTGTGTTGTGTGATTATTGCAAGAGGCTCGGGTTTTTGAGTGGTGGTGGCATTAGCCTCGGCTAATTTTTGCCTCTGAATTGCTCCTGCTTTTTCGAGCTTATTTATGCGAATTGCGAGCGCAGGCGAAAAGGCGACGCACTTTTGCAGTCTTCTGTCCATAGCCTCACACTCGCGGCACAGGTAATAAAAACCCGAATTTTTGCCAGCTTGGTTAGAATTTTCTATCGTTTTTAAGACCCCACACCACGAACACCGGCTTGTGTCTTTGATATTCTGATGTGGACGCGCTCGTTGCATGGCAGCTACGGCGCGCTTTGCGTTTTCGTCTGAGCATGACCGACACCAAAGAATTTTATAACCTCGACCCGTTCGGCGGGCCGGTTCGCCCGTAAAGACCTTTTTGCACATACAGCACTCGAACATTATTACGTTCCTCCTGGTTTTTTTAATGCCGGGCCATCACCGCAAGGGCTACTTCCCGGCCCACAACAAAACAAGAGAGGTTTGCACCTTTCTTTGAGATCAGCCCTTGCGGGGCTGTTGTTCGGGGCGGCGGGATTCGAACCCACGAAACCGGGTCGGCTTGAACCCGGCGCGCAACCATGCGCAGCGCCCCGAGAATTCACGCGAAGGCCTCGGCCCAGATCGTTTTTGCAGTGGGGTTGGTTGCGGCGATTCTGGCGGCCAACTCGGCGCGGCCGCGAACGATGCAACGCAGGGCGATTCTTAACGCTCTGGTGTGGCCGGGGGTTGGGTCGGTAGCTTCGCCTCGGCACATCTTTACTCCGTATTGCCAACAAGCATTCAAGAGTTGGTTTCGCATCGTCATATTTCCTCCCGGCGGCGCTGGCCGCCACGGTTTTTGTCGAGCCCCGAGACCCGCAAGGTAACTCGGGGTAATGGCACCGTCTGCGGAATTGGCCGCAAGCCCGGCGCGGTTATCGCTTAATCGTCGAGGTTTACTTCCGTGATGTCGCGCTGCGAACGCAGGTAGTCAAGGAAATCTGTGCGCAAGATGACGTATTTCGAGCTGCCGGGGTAGAGGTAGCATCGCGGTATCGGCATTTTTGCCAGCATCTTCGGGCGCTTGACGCCCAGAATCTTCATTATGTCTGCCGGCAAGATCACTTCAGGAATATTGCAGTACCTGTTGAGATCTGCCGGTAGCTGAATACCTTTAGATTGAGAGGACAATTCGGCTTCGCGCATGCTCAAACCCCCATACCGGGAAAAGGGAAGGCCTCGATCAGTGCTGTTACCCACTGGCCGAGGCCTTCCACAAACCAGGTGAAAAATCACCCGTTTTTGTGCTAAAGTAAAATAGTCTGGTAACAGACAGACTTTGTGTCGGGCGGCCCTGTTCATCTTGCCGGACGTAGCAGGGCCGCCTCTCACGAAACAAAAGGAGACATTTTAATGCAAGACTGGAGAGGTTTTTGCTTTTTAAGCGCGACATAAGACACTTGAAAATGCTTTCGCGTTCAAGCGCATGAGGCTACTCTTTAAAAAACCCGCTCCGATGAAGTTATAAAGACCTTGGACTACCCAGCAAGCCCCGGTGTTTTTGCCCTGGCGCACCTTTCAATGCGACCGGTCACGGTTCCACCCCCGGACTCTGGCTCCTGAATACTTGCGGCCCTGTCACGACCTGGTAGTTCCTGCAGGATTTCGAAAAACTTGAGGTATTGGCCTTCGGTTTTTCTTAACTCCTGACGATTTGATAATACAGAAATCTATATGAAATGTCAACATCGCTAGAAATTATCTTATAATCGAGGTTTTATGCAATTTAAAGATCGACTAAGTCGCATATTAAGCGGAAAAAAAAGTTTAGAAAAAATTTCGCAAGCTAAAATCGCGCGAATGATCGGCGTTTCACCCGTTAGTATTTCCGATTGGAAAAACGGCAAATCAGAGCCGAGCATCGATACTGCTCAGCGATATATTCATCTGGCCAATGACGCAGCCGAACAGATTGCAAAGCTGCCATACTGAGGGCTGGGTGCGTGCCGTTGCAAACAAAACCGTTTTCATCTGCCCATGTAGAAGAAATTTTTCTTGCAACGCCTCGTAAACAAGCAAAACAGCCTTCTTACGGCATCGTTTAACAGCCACAATAAGCGATTTGAGCACATCGTGCCGATCGTGCCGTAGGAAGAAAAAACCCTTCTTACGGCATCTCAAACCAGCATCAGAAGCTGACTTTCTAGCTCATGCCGTAATTGCCGGAGGAAGAAAATAGATTTTACTCTCAAATGTAGTGTTTTAGTTTTTAGAAATATGATGTTACAAAGTAATACCAGATCGTAAAACACTAAAACATTTGATATATAGGTAAAATATATGTTTTCTTCCTACGGCACCAACGGCATTATATTCAAAACAGCTACCACAACGGATTTGAGATGCCGGAGGATCTGCCGGAGGATAAAAAATCCTTCCTACGGCACCTACGGCATTCAGTAAATTTTTCTCGATATATTTTTTTCTTGGGTTCGTTTGTGAAAAAAAATTATCAGTCAACTCGATCGAGCTGGTCGGAAATATTTTTTTGGTTGCTGACATCTCGACATCTCGGCATCTGACATCTCGGCATCTGACTCCGACATCTCGGCATCTGACATCTCGGCATCTGACAAAAACGAAAAAGCCCGCCAGATCGGCGGGTTTTTCTGCTTTAGGGCGGTTTTGTTTCAATCCACGCGGGCGGGGCGCGACAATAGAATTATGATAGTGCGTGCCTGGTGGATTTGTAAGATTTTAAAATTTGTTAAAAATTATTTAAAATTTACTTGACGTTTAAATCAAAATCGACGATAATATAAGTGTGAGCGAAAAACAAAATCTGAAAGGGAACGTGAATATGTTAATCAGCAGTCAGAGATATATCGACCAGGACACGGTTGCCGAGAAAATCGCGGCCGCCGACTATGTTGTTAATGTAACCCCGGAATTTGAGATCGAGGGCGTCGGAGCCGTCAGGGCTAATCGACGGGCACCACAGCTACGCAGCAGCTATAGAGGCCGGCGTGTCCCCGGTTTTTGTCGAGCTGACCGCAACTGAAAATGACCGCATTGCGCTTATCAATAGCGGCGATATTGACGGCTATCTTGAGGCCGCCTATCACGACAGCACTTGGTATGACGTGGAAACCGGCTGCGACATATTTTGAGGAGTATTTTATGTCTAAAAAAACCGTAACGATCCGGCTCGCCGTAGCAACCCAAGAGCAGATTGCCGCTCTCGTAAAATTTGGCGGCACAAGCGACGTAATCGCCGTGGCCGTTGACCGGCTGTGGCAGGCGGAAAAACCGCAAGACAAGTAACCACACCCCGGCCCAGCGCCGGGGGTTTTTTTTGCCCGAAAAACTAGCGCAACTTTTCGCAACTTATTGACATAACCGCAACTATCTGTTACTTTTAGATCAAACCCGCAAGGATTATTTTTGCTTTGGGGGTTTTTCTTATGCGCGTTTTGCTGTGGTTGCTGCTGCTGGCTTCGATTGCGTTCCCGCTGCTGTTTGCCCTGGGTTGTGGCAACCGTGACAATCTGATTGACGCTGGGCCGTTGTTTGTCGATGCGACGTTTCTGCCCGATGGCTTCAGGTGTCCGATGCCGCCGCGCGAGGATAGGCGATGACGGCAGCCCCAAAGCGCTTTTGCCTATACCCCGGCTGCCCTGTGCTGGTGACCGGCGGCTACTGTGACGCCCACCGCACCAGGCAGCGATACTGCAAGCAGTCGGGATGCGGGCAGATTGTAATCGATGGCAACTGGTGCGCTGATCATCAACCACAGCGACGGCACGACGATCGACGTGGCCCCGCTTCATCGCGCGGCTATGGTCAGGGCTGGCCTCAGGTCAGGGCTGCATACCTGGCAAAGTATCCGCTTTGCGGCAGGTGTCAGGCGCGTGGTCGCACCAGGGCCGCTGATATAGTGCATCACATCATTGCAATCAGAGATGGTGGGGCAAGGCTGGACAACGACAACCTGCTGTCACTGTGCTGGCACTGTCACGGCAAGGTGGGGCCGCGCGGCGATAGTGTCGATCAGGTGATGCAGGTCAAGCGGATGTGGCAGTCATGACCTGTGGTAAAAATACCGCACGTGTCAGAAATCTGACACCGCTCAAGGCCGCATCAATAGCGCGTTTTGGAGGCCGCATCAGCAGCGGGTTTGCGGGGGGTGGTCAAAAGTTCAGGACTGATGCGCCAAGACCGACCGCGGTGGGCAGATTTTTATTGTCGAGAAACTTCATAGGGGGGCTATAGATCATGGGTAGACCAAGAAAACCGACAAATTTGCGCATCCTCCAGGGTAACCCTGGAAAAATTCCAATCAACCCGAACGAACCAAAACCGAAAATCGGCGCGCCACCTCCGCCGGATTTTTTAGCCGGCTACGCTCTTGAGGAATGGCACAGAATTACGCCGATTCTCGAAGGCCTTGGGCTGCTGTCAGAACTCGACACTATGGCGCTGGCGGCATACTGCCAATGTTATGAGCGCTGGCGAACGGCTGAAGATTCTATCAAGACCGAAGGCATGACCACCACCACGGAAAAGGGCAACGTAATTCAATCGCCGCATGTCAGTATTGCCAACAAAGCTATGTTGAACATGCACAAGTTCCTGGTGCAGTTCGGTATGAGTCCGGCCAGCCGTGCCGGCGTCACTGCAACGAAGCGGGAGCCCGACAGCCCCCTGGCCAAGTTCAAGAAAAAACGATAATGGCTGAACGTTACCCGCACGTAAACAAAGCGAATCAGTATTGCCGAGATGTTGTTTCCGGCAAGATCGATGCGTGTCTTTACGTGCGTCAGGCGTGTCAGCGCCACTTAACCGACCTCGAAAAATCCAAAGCAAAAACCTACCGTTGGACTTTCGATAGAGCAAAAGCCGAGGAAATTTGCGAGTTTATAGAACAGCAGGTTCACGTTAAGGGCAAGTGGGCGGGCGAATTTATCAGACTTGAACCCTGGCAATGTTTTATTGAGTGCTGCATTTTCGGCTGGGTCGATAAAAAAACTGGATTCAGACGATTCACAGAAGCGTTCGTCCTGGTTCCTCGCAAAAACGGAAAGTCTGTACTGGCGGCCGGAACTGGTAACTATATGTTTCTTGCAGATGATGAGGCGGGCTCAGAGGTTTATTCGGGAGCCACCAGCGAGAAACAGGCCTGGGAAGTTTTCAGGCCCGCAAAGCAGATGATCGAGAAAACGCCAGGCTTTAAAGACTTCTTCGGCGTCGATACTTTTGCAAAGTCTATGTTTCACGCAGAAAGCGCCAGCAGGTTCGAACCAGTCATCGGCAAGCCTGGCGATGGCGCTTCAGTTCATCTCGGGATAGTAGACGAATATCACGAACACGACACCAGCGAACTTTTCGACACGCTACAAACTGGCATGGGCGCGCGCGATCAGGCGCTCATGTTTACAATCTCGACCGCCGGCACAAACAAGGCCGGGCCGTGTGGCACGTATTTCGATCAGTGTGCAAAGGTTCTTGGCGGCCAGATTCAGAATGATCGACTCTTTGCAATCATGTATGGCATCGACCCGGACGACGACTGGACAGACTTAAAGAACTGGAAAAAAGCAAACCCTAATTACGGGGTTAGCGTCAATGATGAATACCTGATTCATCAACTTGAAACCGCCAAGCAGAACCCCTCAAAGCAAAACATAATCCGCTGCAAGCACCTTAATCAGTGGCTCACAGTAGATACCGCATGGATGGACATGCCGAAGCTGGAAAAATGCAAAGATTTATCGCTTGTCCTCGAAGCCATGACTGGCAAGCGCTGTATTCTTGCGCTCGACCTCGCCAGCAAGATTGACATCGCCGCGCTCAACATTCTGTTTTTCGACGAGAAAGAATACTGGACTTTTGGCAAGTATTACAGCTGCCGCGCCACCGTTGAGAAGCCAGAGAACCAGGACTACCAAACATGGGAGCTTGAAGAGCGCCTTACCGTTCACGAAGGTGAACGCATCGACTTCAACCTCATCGAAGACGACGTTAAAGACTTTTGCAAGCAGTTTGAGGTTGAGGCAATTTCTTACGATCCATGGCAAGCCGTTCAGTTGGCGGCGAACCTGACCGCTGAAGGTCTGACCATGATCGAAACCCGCGCAACGGTTCAGAATTTCAGCGAACCCATGAAATTATTAGAGGCGGCGATCAAGGCCAGAGAATTTCACTACGACGGCTGCCCGATTCTGACATGGATGTTCGGCAACGTTGTAGCGCATTACGACAAAAAAGAGAACATCTACCCGAACAAAACCCGCAATGAGAGCAAGATCGACGGCGTCGTAGCGCTGATCATGAATATGAACACGGCAACGCGCCTGAGGGCTGCACCGAAGCCCGTAGAACCCGGAATAATCGTTATTTGAGGTGAGTATGGAATATTTAAAAATAGAAACTGCCGTGCTGATCGTGCGAAGACTTCGCCTCGTGGCTGAATTTGTGCCGGGTTCTGGCGCAAGATGTACCATGTGTGGCGAATGGAATCGCGCCGAGTGTGGCGTCAATGTTTTAAAAAACGGCGTCCAGCGCCGGTATCACACGTGTATCGGCTGCGGCTATAAATTTTCAAGCGAAGTCCGTAGAGAAATCACTATCGACCCGCCCCAAGCCCTTTAATTTTCTCGGAAAAATTGCTTTACTGAAGGTGAAGACGGGCGGGAGTAATTAACCCGCTAACGCGATGGCTGTGCAGGAGCCTGCAACTCTTGCACAGCCTTTGTGCTTTTAGGCGGTTTTATGGGTTTATTCAGCCGGCTCGGCCGTATCTTCAAAAACTCAGCTCCAATCTCGTCACCGAAAACGCTTGACGAGATGCTTGAGCTTTTGGGCGGCATGTCAGAAAGCTCGGCAGGTGTATCTGTCACCCCGGAAACCGCCATTAGACACTCAACTGTTTATTCGTGTGTAAAGATTATCTCTGAAACCGTGGCCCAACTGCCCTGCATCCTTTACGAGAAGGCTCCCGGTGACAGCAACATCAGAACCCGCGCGAATAATCACAGATTATACGACCTTTTGCATGATGCCCCGAACGATTTTCAGACAGCCTTTGAGTTCTGGCAGTTTATGACAGCAGCCAAAGCCCTGCGCGGTATGGGTTGCGCTTATAAAAACATGGTCGGCTCAAAAGTTATCGAACTCATACCGATCGCGCCAGATTCAATCTCTGAAAATTGGAACCATGACGGCTCTCACGACTTCGATGTGATTTTCGCGAATGGTCGCTCTGAAAAAGTAGCCCCGGAATACATTTTCTGCCTGAAAGGCCTGACTCTGGACGGTCGAACCGCAATCAGCCCCATCAAATATACCGCCGAAATCCTCGGCCACAGCATAGCGACACAGGCCCATTCAGCAAGATTCTTTAAAAACGGCGCAAGGCCTGCAGGCGTTCTCAAATCCCCCGGATCTCTGAACCCGGACGTCGTAAAGGCTCTGCGCGAAAGCTGGCAGGAAGCTCATAGCGGGGCTAATGCTGGGAAAATCGCGGTCTTGCATGGCGGCCTTGATTATCAACCAATCACCATGAGCCCCGAAGACAGCCAGCTGCTTGAGCTGATGGGCTTCAATAGAACTGAGATTTGCGGAATTTTCGGTGTGCCGCCCTGGTTGGTGGGAGCGATTGAAAAAACATCGAGCTGGGGCACTGGCCTCGAAGAACAGGTCAGAGGTTTTGTCAAATTTACGATCAACCCTGACCTTGTTCGCATTCAGCAGCGCATCAGCAAAGACCTTTTAAGCCCAGTCGAAAAGCGCCGCTACTACGCAGAGTTTTTGACTGAACAGTTCCTGAAAGGCGACACAAAGAGCCGCAACGAGGCATACAAATCAGCCCTCGGCGGCACTCAGCACCCCGGCTATCAAACCGTAAACGAAATCCGCAAGCTCGAAAACCTGCCGCCTCTGGCTGGCGGTGACGAGCTTTACAGACCCAAGTCAGAGGGGAAGGTGAACAACGATGAGCAAAAAACTGAGGCTTAAAGCGCTGGTACGCCAGAAAAGCGAAGTAAAAGCACAGGGCAACGAGCTGATGCTTTACGGGACCATTGGCAGCTACTGGGACGAAATCGACGGCAAAAAAACTGTTGAGCAGATCAGTCAGATGAAGGGCGACATTACCGTCAGAGTCAACAGCCCGGGCGGTGACGTTTTCGACGGCATCGCCATTATGAACGCGCTCAAGGCTCATGACGGCAAAATCACGGTGGTTGTCGAGGCTCTTGCCGCTTCCATCGCTTCGGTTATCGCTATCGGTGCAGCCGATGAGCTGGTTATATCCGAAGGCGCTTACCTGATGATTCATAACCCATGGACTATTGCAATCGGCGATGCAGCTGAATTCGAGCATACCGCCGGAGTATTGCGCCAGATCGCCGGAACCATTGCAGATATTTACGCCCGCAAGTCCGGGAAGAGCAAAGAAGACATGCAGGCGCTCATGGATGCAGAAACGTGGATGGACGCTGCCGCATCGCTTGAAATCGGCTTTGCAGACAAAGCAGACGGCGAAGAACAGAGCGTCGCTTCAGCGTTCGACCTCTCTGTATTCAAAAACGTGCCTGAAGACCTGCGCATTGCCGCCAAGGGCGCGAAACCAACCACCATCAGAGACTTTGAAAAAATCCTGCGTAACGCGGGTTTTAGCCGATCAGAGGCGCGCGCGGTTGCCTCTAACGGCTTTGGCGCTCTCGATCAGCGGGAAGCTGAGACGGAGAAAATAGACAGCGCGAGGCTGTTAGCCGCTCTGGAAACCGCAAAACAAACCCTGAAAGGATAAGACCTATGGAAGAACTGTTAAAAGCAATCAACGATCTCAATGCTGTATTCCATGAATACAAAAAGACCAACGACGAACGCCTGAAGGCTCTTGAGGCCGGCAAGGGAGTTGCCGAACTCACCGAAAAGATGAACAAACTTCAGGCCGACTATCTGGCCGCGTCGGAAAATATCGCCAATCTTGAAAAAGAAATGGCCAACAAGAATCGCCCCGGCTTCGGCACCAGCGAAGACCCGAAAGCAAAGATCAAAGACTTTGCCGCCGCTCTTGCCAAGTGGGATGAAGCCAAACTCGCCCAGTTCCGCAACGACGTATCGACCAGCTCCGACGGTTCTGGCGGCTACGCGGTTCCCTCTGAACTCGACAGCGTCGTAGATGCCTACCTCATGTCTGACGTTGCGATGCTCAATATCTGCAACGTGAAAAACTTCGCCGCCGACTACAGCAAGCTCGTCACCGTCACCGCCGGCAGTGTTGCCAACAGCACCGAACTGGCAACCGTTTCGAAGGGTTCAACCGGCACCATCGTCAAAATCTCTCCGGTCAACGGTAAAAAGGTTGCCAAACAGCTGATTTCCGAAGAATCCAAAGACGACCTGATTTTCGACCCCGAAAGCTGGGTGCGCGAAAACATCGCTATGGTCATGGCCGAAGACCTCGAAACCGAACTTATCACCGGTCTCGGTGAAAACGGCGCGACCAAGGGTTTCCTTAAATACACAATGAGCACCGAACAGGACTCGGCCCGCGACTTCGGCAAAATTCAGCAGATTCTTTCCGGTAAATCTGGCGCGTTCCTCGACCTCAACACCACCACTCACGTCAATCCGGTAGACAAGCTCAAAGACATGCGCACCGCTCTCAAGGGCATGTATCGCAGAAACGCCCGCTGGTTGTTCAACCGCTTTACCGAAGGCGAAATCATGAAGCTGAAGGATGCTCACGAAAATTACATCCTTAAGCCGCAGGTTGCAGTCGGTCAGGAATCTCTGCTGCTCGGCTATCCGATGACCATTTCCGACAGTATGCCCGACATCGCCGCCGACAGCCTTTCAATCGCGTTCGGTGATTTCAAACGCGGTATCACCATTCAGATCAGACCGGGTCTCTATATCGTTCGCGATAACGTGACCGCCTACCCGAACATCTATCTGAACTTCAGCAAGCGCTACGGCCTGATGCTGCGCGATTCTCGCGCTATCAAGGTTATGAAGTTCGCCTCAGCCTAACCGATTCTCAGCCCCGGCTTCGGCCGGGGTTTAACTCAATCTCTCACGGAGGTATAAACGTGAAAAAGCTCAGTATCACCGCTCTTCTGGTTGTTCTGGCAATCCTTTCTCTCTTTCTGCCGCCTGCCGGGTTTTGCGAAAGCAACGACCTTGCATCGCAGCTCGACATCGAGACCGTTCTGAAGCCGGGCGCTTATTCTTCAGACCAGACTTCCAGCGCGATCGACGCCGGCAACTACCGCGCGCATCTCTTTGGGATCTATGTTTCTGTCGGTTCTTACACCGATAAGCTTAGCATCGAATTCAATCTGAAACACTGCGCTACCAGCAACGGCACATTCACCGCCGTTGTAGATTCCGACATGATCGGTGTTACCCCCAGCGCATCAGGCACTATTTACACCGTTGACAAAGACATCACTACGGCAGCCTTTCAGGAATTTTTGTATGTGGGCCGCATGCCCTACCTGAAGATTACCACCGACTTTATCGGCGACCACTCAACGGCTACGCCAACAGTCGCAATCATCGACGTTAAGGGCCGGAAAATCATCGGTCAGTAAGGGAGGCCTGTTGTGAAACTGAAATTTGAAACCAGCTTCAAATTCGCCCATGGCGGCACTCAAATCGAAGAGTTCGCCCCTGGCCAGATCGTCGAAAATCCTTCGCCCAGGCTGTACCAGGTTGCTATCGAATGCGAAGCCGCCATCGATCCTGATGCTTCCGCTGAAGAACAGCGGGAACCAAAGGCCAAGCCCTCAAAAGCCAAGGCATAACCATGCTTAACTACAAGATCACAACTCAGCCAACCACGGAGCCCGTCACTGTTGCTGAAGCAATGCAGCAGTGCAGGCTCACTGCGTCCGACATTGCCGCTGATGCAAACCTGACAGCAGAGCTTGAGCGCCTTATAGTGGCCGCTCGGAAGTATGCTGAGGGCGTCACTGGAAAAAGCCTCGCAGTAAAAACCGTGACAGCTGTGTGTGATTCTTTCCCGGCAAGCGGCGTTATCGCGCTGCCGGTCAGTCCGATTAAAACCCTGACTTCTCTGTCATATAAAAACGCTGATGGCGTCAGCGTAGACATTACCGACAGGGTTATTGTCGATGACTATTCCTTTCCGTCAAGGCTGGTTCTCAAATCTTCGCAGAGCTGGCCCACGGAAACCCTTTATAGGGTAAACCCGATCACTATCAC